AAAGAAAAATTTTCAAAGAGAGTACAGAACATCTACATTGTAGAGATGATCATATTGGCCACTTGTGCCTTTGCAATCAATCTACTTGCAGGATCTAAAACTCTTGAAGTGCTAACAGGCATACCATTCACGTACACTGCAATTGCTATGGCGGCGATTGCTTTGCTATATTCATTTAGAACAGGTCTAAAAGCAACTGTCATAACAGAAATGTTCAAGATAATTGTTGTATGGACAGGTGTCATTCTAATTGTACCAGCAGTGATCTACATTGCAGGCGGTTGGGAAACTGTGCAAGCAGGACTAGGTGGTATGAGAGGTGACGGTGCCAGTATCATTGGAACTGAACGTGCCTGGGTAGTATTTGCCACATTTGGTGCGGCGGCATTCCTTGGACACTTAGGTGGACCATGGGGTGACAATTCATTCTATCAAAGAGCATTTGCAATACAAAAGAAGTCTGTTTTTAAATCATTTGTGATTGCGGCCTTTATATTTGGTATTATTCCTATCATGATGGGACTGCTTGGTTATATAGGAGCAGGATCAGGTATGGAGATACCAGGCAATATGGTTGGAACAACTAATGCCATTGTGATTGCAAACTTCTTACCAGCATGGGCAAGTTTGTTCTTTGTGTTTTTAGTGTTTGCAGGACTAGTTGCTATATTAGACTCGCAGTTTAGTTCTATTGCAAACATGACTGGACATGACATCTACAACAAATACAAGAAGAAAGTTGATGACAAGACTGTGATCAAATATGCTAGGGTTGGTATGGTAGTACTGGCAATAGCTGGATTTTTAATTACACAGATTCCAGGCATTACACTTTTATACATATTCTTATTCTTTGCAACACTTAGAGCCGCTGTATGGCTGCCAAGTTTAATTGCTATTGTTAAACCTAAATTATTATCTGAACAAGGAATGTTCTATGGAATGGGTACAGCTATCATAATTGGTGTGCCTATGTTTGTATACGGCAAATTGGCTAAATCTTTACCTTATACATTATCAGGAACACTAGTTGCAATCTTTGGTTCAGTTGTGTTAGTATTAGCAATCAGCAAATGGAACAAGAAACAAATATCATAAAACCTAAATTATTGATCGTTACCGGGCCGCAAGGCTCCGGTAACCATCTCTTTGCAAAACTACTTTCATTGCATCCAGCCGTGATAGGATGGCCAATGTTAAAGGACGAATGGCAAGGACATCACCAAGAGCCATTCGCCGATGCATGGAACAATCCTCAACTACTAAAAGATAGAACATGGAGCAAGGACATGGTGTATATGACTTCAATTAGTTGTCCTTATATCAAAGGCAACAAACCACATACGCCTAAGTATCAAGAATTTATTACAGAAGCCAAAAAATATTGTGATGTTGCTATTGCAATTATTGGCAGAGACAGAAACATTTTAGAAACACAACAGAATAGACTACGTGGTGGCCACACAACACCACTAGCCATTGAACAGTTTGAACAATTGCATAGCATGGCGCCTGTGCATTATGTATCACAGGAATTATTCTTTCTGTATGGCGCAGATTATATCAAATCAATTGGCAAACAAATGAACTTTCCAATACTTTGTCCTACAGATGTTTACAGAGATTACTTGAGAACAGATACAAATAAGAAATATATTCAACCAGCAGAGGGCAAGTTTGACAAAGAAGTAAGACAAGCCTGTGCAGAATCATGATCTCAAATTGGCAAGAAGCAAAAGCCAGAAGCACATATCATTTTAACAAATGGCATAAAGACACTGACATTGTTCAACATCTAGGAAAGTTTACAGGTGGATGGCAAACTGAAGTTCAGGCAGTAATCAATGATGCCAAGCCATTGAACTGGAGCAACCGTAGACAAGGCACAGGCAGACCCGATGGTGATGTGGAGGCAGAAGAACATGACTTACGAGAAGCAGGTGCAGACCCTAAGATGACCATTTACCGAGGTTTGAAAGACTTTACAAAATGTCCTACCTTACAAAAAATGACAGACTACTTTGCTCTTGAACCTGTAAAATCTAAATTACATATACAGTTTACAGGAGAGGTGTTAAACATGCACATTGATAAACTATATGATTTGGATGCAGATCCAAACAACGTGATCAGAATAATGGTCATGTTGCAGGATTGGGAACCAGGACAGTTCTTGATATACGGCAACCAACAGTTTGATAGGTGGCGGGCAGGAGACATACACAAATTTGATTGGCCCAACATACCTCATGCAACAGCGAACGCCAGCAACAAACCTCGACCCATGTTGGTTGTGACAGGTGTCAAAAGCAAGACTACTAATAAAATATTAACAAAGGAAATAAAAAAGAGGATATGAATACAGTGGAAACAGAATACTTTAAAAACAATTGGAAGCCTGACTATGACAAGTTTGAATATTCGGGTTGGAAATTGTTACAACAATTTAGGCATAAGGACAAAATACTTGATATTGGTTGTGGTTACAATTTGTTTAAAGAACGATTGGGTGATAGATTGTATGGCATTGATCCAGCTATCGCAGAAGCTGACGAAATAGTAAGTTGGGAAGACTATGTGCCTAAACAAGAGTTCAATGTATATTTGGCATTAGGCAGTTTAAATTTTGGAACTGAAGAAGAAGTAGAAGCACAGATCAAAAAACTAGCAGATGTTTGCAAAAAAGGTGACAGAATATACTGGCGACAAAATCCAGGCACAGGAGATCACCCGTGGAAAGGTGTTGAACAGGTAAGATTCTATCCATGGACAATTGAAAAAAACTATGAATGGGCAGACAAGTATGGTTTTTGGGTGCGTGAATGTAGGGAAGATACTGGCAACAGGATTTATGCAGAATGGTTTAAGGGCAATGAACTGGAATACTACGCTTTTAAAGTATCAGATTAAGCATTAACGACGTTGATTTATATAAGACTTATGTTATAATAAAGTGTAAATAGTTAAAATGCAAAAACACACTAAAAGTATATTAGAAGAATTAACCAATGTGTCTTATAAAAAAGACAAAGAAAATGTGGTTGAAAGTCGGGCTTCTCACATATTAGAGAGTGCGATTAGATTAATGCAATATATTAAAGAGAACTTCGAGCCTGAAACTGCATACAAATTAGAAAAAAAATTTCATAGTGCAATAAAGAATATGGATGCTTCTAGATTTTCTAAAGGTGTTGCAAGAATCAAAGAAAATAAAGAAGTAAAACAAACTTTAAAAACTATTACTGGCGAATATAAAGAGGACTAACAATGTTGATAGAAGATGTCCTTACAGAATTCAAAAGGACTCACCTTGAACATATTGAAGATATTATTATCACAGACGGTTTTGAAGGTGGAAAAGCAGTTGTAGAATATTTTCGAGGATTGCTACTTACATTGAAAGGAACCAGCTCTGAAGCAATTCAAGTGTCTGTCAAATGGGATGGTGCACCTGCTGTGGTGTGTGGAATCAATCCTGACAACGATAAGTTCTTTGTTGGTACAAAGTCAGTATTTGCTAAAAATGCCAAAGTCAACTATACTAAGAAAGATATAGCTGCCAATCACGGCACAGATACGCTAGGACAAAAACTATTAAAATGCCTTGTGCATCTAAAAAAACTAAACATGCAAGGAGTTTTTCAAGGAGATCTTTTATTCACCGACGAAGACATTACAAGGAAAAACATTGACGGCAAGCCACATTTAACTTTTACACCAAACACAATCACATACGCTGTTCCTGAACAAAGCGAATTAGCAAATAAAATTGATACAGCAAAGGTTGGAATAATTTTCCATACAACCTATAATGGAGAAAACTTAGCAGACATGACAGCATCTGGTGGAGCAGATATTACAAATTTCAGTCAAAGCAATGACGTTTTCTTTGACAACGCTTCCTATAAAGATGTTAGTGGTAGTGCCAAATTCACTGATGATGAAACAAAAATGTTTCTTAATGAACTAGATAAACTAGAGTCATTGCTTACAAATGTGCCAAGAAATATTTCAAACTTGTTTGGTGCTAATCAAGACTTTGTACCTTTTTTTCAAATGTATATCAATGCTATGGTTAAAGAAGGCACACTGCCAACTAACAGTAATCAGTTTATGCAAGGCTTTCAAAAATTTTATATTGATAGAATGCAACAACAAATCTCAGGACTTAAAGCACAAAAGGCATTGGCATTAAGACAAGATAAAATTAAACAGATGCCACAGTTTCTTAATAAATTGAAAGCACCGTTACAAAGGATGTTGTCTTTTTACAAACAAGTGCAAAAAATGAAAGCAATGATTCTTAAAAAAATGAATCAAGCAATGGCAATAGGATCATTCGCACAGACAGAAAATGGATTGGTGGTTACAGATCCTGAAGGCTTTGTCGCTGTAGATAAAACAGGAAATGCTGTTAAACTTGTTGATAGATTAGGATTCTCAAGGCGTAATTTGACTGCTGTCAGCAAATTCAAGAAAAACATTTAAAGTTTCGTTTACCTGCTTACTAAGCTGTTCAGAATCAAAAAATAAATCTTTGTTATGTTTTCTTAATGCTTTAGTCTGCAAATACATATCTCTCCAATCAAAATTTTTTAGATCCTTACATAGTTGTACAATTTTCTCAATACGTTTGTTTCTGTCAATTTCTAAATCATAACTTTCGTTGAAGTAATTTGAAAATGTTTTAAAACCAAGTTCTTTTAATTTTTGCAGATACAAATAATTGCCATGAACTATAAAAATTTGTTCAGCAATAATTGGTTTCCATATTTTTTCAGTCATAAACACATCTGTTGAGTTGTCATTTGTTTCACTTATAAGACTAAATTTAGTATCGTTATAAGGCTTTTCATAAATGTCTTGGTCAAGTCCTCGGAATGGATATTGATTTACTCCTGGTAATTCATAATCTTTACGCAAAGATGTTTTATCATATTGGTGGAAACAAAATAAACTTTGATCTAACACATTATCTTTATGTAAATTTTTATATAATTTTAATCTATGTTCTCTTTTACATTTGTTTAGATATAGAAAATCAAAGTTTTTAAGGGTATGGTTAAAATTGTATTTTACATCCTTATGTTTTTGATACATATAAAACCAAAACCAGCTGACTCCACCTGTCCATTTAATGTGAGGCAAGTCTATATCTGGATAAATTGTTGTCAGTTCTATATTCTCTAATGATTCCCATGGATTTGCTTTAACAAAAACAAAGCCTTGACTATGCAAAAGCTTACAACGTTTTGTTAGTTCTTGTGCAAAATCTGGATTATCTTTTATTCTAATATTCCCTGCTCTGCAATCCAAAATTGCAAATTTACGGTCGTATGAATCTAAATTGTACTGATGTAAAGTATAATATTCACCGGTAATATCAAATTTTTGTTTTTGTAAACTATGCATGTTTATAAACTGTTCAAGGTCAACATGATTACCAGTTTTCATGACATCGGTTAATATAAAGTTATGTTGCATTAGTACTATAAATATGTGTATGTTAACACCTTTTTTACAGTATGTATCCGAAGGACGTGTCGTTAGACGACAAAGCGACCTAGGTAGATATACCTTTCAAGAGATCACTGAAAGAATATATTTGTCGTTTTTGGCACTTACGCTTCTTAGGAGTTTTGATCAAACAGTTGGATTTGTTAATGCATATGCTACGGCCACACTTTCATATGGTAGCTTTGACAGAGTAAGAACAACCTCAAACGATCTTCATAATATGCTTGCTGTTGTAGCAGGCGATCCTTCCATCTCACAAAAACTAGCAAACAAGAATGCGGCAATGGCACAAAGACAACGTCAAAGTGTTCCGGTGCTTGCAATCAGAAGATATCTAAAGGACTTTAAAAATGCCTTTTCTTTTCTATCAAAACTAGAAAGTGCTTTAGGAATCACAAATGGTGATTATAGAAATCTTAGAAGAGCAATTTCTGACTATGCTAGATTAGATACTAAAAGAAAAAAAGCAACCACAACTAGATTACTTCAGGCTCTGAAGGCAAAACTAGGTGGTACAGACATACAGCGAAAAGCACAAGAGTTTGCAGACAAACAAAAATTAGAATTAGACAATGTCATAGATGCAGAAAGAACTGTACCTGGCGTGTCGATGAGCTCAGATGAATTAAGTGCATATAGGCTTTTAGTTGGATCTAACAATGTAAGGCGAGCAAAGGTTGCCGCTGACATGATAAGACAAGGTAAAGCTGTACCAGCACCAATACTACAAGCCTATGCACCGGTTGTCAAAATGATTGATGACATTGCTAAAGGAGGATATAGTTTTGTAAGACTACTACAATCAATACATGACCGAGCAAAGAAAAAATAAGTGTTTAAGATGTGGCTGTGATCCACACTGTAAAAAAGATCCTTGTACAAACTGTGATCTTTGCAATACCTGTGATTGTTCTAAATGTTTGCAGAAATCTCAGTAGACTCACTGATTAAATATTAATATGCCTATTACACCTAACAATTTTAAAGTCACTGATGCAATTGGAGAAACAGACAATTTTGCAGGTGCTGACGTACAGTTTTTTCATATCACTTTAATTGGTAATGATTCATCAGCAGTTGATTTAAGAACTGAATTAGGCTTTGATGAAACAATGCACAACATCACAAGAACTATTTTACAACGTGGTACGATCATATATCAAAGGATTGACAATGCGGCTACAGGTAGAATAGACGTCACTATGGAACGTTCTGGTTGGACAGCAGACACATTAGAAACAGCGATTAGAGCCATGGGCACCACCGTTGGAGTAAACAATAAAGACGTTTCTGAATCACATGTAGTTGAAACAGGCCTAAAACTGGATAATTCATAATATCATGCGACAAACTATTTGGCAAGACAAATGGATTAGTCTATATAATCCAGAGCATGAACACACAAATATATTTTACGCTAGTGTGAAAGGAGTCAAAGGAGAACAGGTCGTAGATCATGGTCCAAAAAATATACATAGGATATTATACGAGGAGTCTTTAAGATATATTACCAAGAAAATAAATGCTGTGGATGTTGGTTGCAGAGATGGCGAGTTTACTAGATATCTTCAATGGAGTTTTAATCACGTGTATTGCTTTGACTATCGTGCAAGAAAACAATTTCCAATGAACATTGATTTAACTAAAAACAAGGTTTCTCATTACACCTATGCTTTGGGAGATTCTATAACACGTGAGTATGCCAGTGGCCGTGGAAACTTTAGAAGCCGCACAGTCGATCCTAGATGGCCAAAAAAGAAAACAAAAATTTACACATTAGATTATTTTAATCTAGTGGATATCAATCTGATTAAGATTGATGTTGATGGCATGGATGAAGAAGTGATTAAAGGTGCTGTTAATACAATTGAGAAATATAAGCCTATAATTATAATTGAAGAGCTAGAGTCTGATAACGGTACTCCAAATCACAATGGAGTTGAATTAATTAAAACATTTGGATATAAAGTAGCATATCTACATAAAAGCCCTGGTTTAATCCACAAAGACTACATTATGGTGCCAAAAAACATTATAATATAGCATAATTTACCAACCTTTACCATAAATATAAACAAATGTCTTCGGAGCGAGGACATTGTCATAATATCAGAGAAAAAAAAGGAGGATATAATATGGCATATACAGGAAGCAGTGTTGCTGGTGGAGAAGGTAACACAACTCACGTAGTCACAGATGAAACTTTTTTAGGAAAACCTTTAGAGTTTGTTATTGTAGATATGATCAGTGCAGTTAACGCTAAAACTGCAAAAGATTCTACAAGAGATCTAGTGCAAAAAACAATCGGTACTTACGCTAATATAGTTGGCGCAGGTGCATTGATTAACTCCAATACTGAACAAAACTTTATCGTTGAGCAAGCAGATTCATTTGTTGGATCTCCTGCAACTTCAGGTACAGGTGCGTTCACATTAACAACAACAACTGATGGTTCTTCTGTTGGCACATTACAAACTGCAATCAGAGCTTTAGGAACTGTAGACTCAGTTAACTTATCTACTGCTACTGCAACGGCTACTAAATTAGGTGTTGCTTTAGGTAACGTAGTATCATAATCATAAGGAGAATTAATTATGGCATACGACGGAACAATATCAGCAGGTGGACCAGGAAACTTTCAATCACCTAACCTTGCACATGAAGGTGAGGGTTGCAGAGTTGACTTTATAACTGTGGATTACATCAACGGAATGAATGCGGAAGTTACGCATTCAACTGCATCAGCGGCAACCGCTGGACTTAAACTATCTATGGAAGCTATCCAAAACCAAGGTGTTAACATCTTAGGTCACGGTACTCTAGGTAACTCAAACACAGAGCATACTTACATGGTTAGAGCGGATGCTTTAGATACAATCAGTGGCACTACAACAGTAGCGGCTATACAAGCGGCAATCAGAGCACTCGATGCCTTGACTCCAGACAAAGTTACAGCAGATATTAGTTCTGCAACAGCGGCTGACAGAGACATGAGTGATACTCAGGTAGCATAATAGGTTAATATAGGAGAAAACAAATGCCCATTACAAGTAACGCAACAACAAACATGTCAAGAAGACAGGCATTCAATGGTAAAGGTCTTACTTTTATCGAGTGTATCTTCAATGACGGTATAACTTCAACAGCAAGCACTCCAGACACTAAAGACTCTACTTTTCAAAAAGTAAGAGACGCAGTGTTAAACACTGGAACTTTACTTGCTCAGTCATACAGACTAGCGGCAAAAGCAACAGATGATGATGCATCAGAAGTTGCACAAGTAACTGCTAACGACTCTATTGATTCTTATCAATTCATAGTTGAAGGAACACCAGGTCAATTTAACGACGCAGACTCAGCTGGTGACATTAATTTAGATCCAGACCAAGCGGCAGCAAGTGATCCAGGAGTGATCGCGGCGGCTGAAGCTGACATCGAAACAGACATTCTAGCTAGAATAGACGTTGGAGATTCAGCAGGTGCAGTTCAAGTTAAAGTTAGATTCCTTCCAGCAGACGGTGTAACATCAGCAGGTGTTAACGCTGTATTTGGAATGTTTGACCAAAGAGGTGATGCATAATATTTTATAATATTAGCATCTAATATTACCAAAGGGCGGATCTTTAATTAGGTTCGCCCTTTTTCTTTTGAGTAAATATTCTTATGCCAACACCAATAGAACAAACCATTGCAATCATATTAGATCCTGCAAGCAAATTACGTGAAACAAATCCATTAGTATATTGTGTTCCACCTGATAGTGTAGATGAACATGAACCTCGCATGAGATATTTTGATCTACCTGATGGTGATCTATCTAAAACAATGAGAAGATGGATGATGACTGAATATGGGGATGCACATTTACAAAGCGAACCAATTGAGGATAACCTTGATCAATCTGAAATATTTGCAGTCATCAGAGAACCAAAGACTCGTTGGTGGCAAGGAGTCAAAGAGTGGATGACTTGCTTACCGTATTACTCATGGTGGGACAATAAAAAAATTATGGAACAGTGGCCTCACTTTGATAGATTTACAATTGCTCAACATACAACATTAGATCAAGTAAAAGGTATCAAACATTTTATAAAGGGCGATCATAAATTGGCAGAAAGGTTTTCAAAGTTTTGTCGTAGGCATAGATTAAGACAGTATGGAAAATTAGAAATGGTGCATAACTTAGAAGATACTTTTCCTGATAGAAAAAAAATGCTTGATCAAGGTATAAAACAATTACGTGCCTGGCTTAAGAAAAATCCTGAATATGAAAAAAAGTTAGATGATTATCTTGCACCAGACTACGCTTATTGGGAGAGGGTAGAAAATCAAGTCTAATGTATGAGTTTAGAGTACACACCTTAGTAGACATCACTCAAAACAGTAAACTGCAACAACAGTTTCCTTTTGTAGGAGATGATGGAGAACTAATACATAACAAAGACACTCTACAAATTGCCAAAAGCCAAAACTCCAATTTCAATACATTGATACAGCTTCTACAAATAAGAGGAAATATCACATGGGAGGAACCTCCTATAAAAATTAAAAACACTTTGGGTAACACTGCTTTTGGTGCATACTATGAAGGCACGCACAGTAGCTGGCACTTTAAATTTTTTGTTGAACAATCTAGTATCTATGGAGACGAGCGAGATCAGACAGGACAACTCAAAGATGATTTTAATCTAGTCCCTGTAATTAATAAACTTAAAGAGTCGGCTAATTTTCCAATCAGCACATTCATAACAAAAAATTTAACGCAACCAACTCTTAATCCTGTTACACAGAAGCAAAAAGTCATAAACGCACTTACAGGTGATATAATAAACACCTACTTTTCATACGCTGGTTATAGCGATAAATAACTATGATTACGGCACATAGTATAAATTTAAAGGCACATTCAGGCAATGACTCAGGCTCAATTTCAGGCTCTAATATTGGAGGTGCAAAACCTCAAAGGTGAGATAAGAAATTATATGAGTACAACAGATTTAGAAAAACAAAATTTAGAAGCACACGTTGATCTTTGTAGTGAAAGATACAAAGGTTTACACGATCGACTATCTGCGATTGAAGTTAGATTGGGGAAGATGAATGAAGAAATGACTCAAGGCCATAAGTCCCAATCAAAAACTATTATAGCCACGGCAGGAACAGTGGTTGCAGGATTACTTTCCACAGTTGCAGTGATCCTTATGAAGTTTCCTGGTTAATATAACTAATATTACCAATCATTTTTATGTTTATACAAATAGCCCCTAAGGTAAAAGTTTATGTGACGGATTCACAGCTAAGATTTATAAAAAAATATTCTAAGGCAACTTTTAAAAATACAGATTTATTACCAGAAGAAATGGAACTTGCTAAGACATTGGCTGACAAAGCCATATTTGTAAGGAAAAAACTTGACATTGGGGTACAATATGCTTTAAATAAACGCATAAGATTTGTACACAATGGCACTACAAAATAAAAAAGAATTTGTTAAACAGATAGAAGCGTATGGCCTTAAGAATAAACTGGCCGAGCTTATCCGTAAGCAAGAAGCCAAAAGACCTTTTAGACACTTACCAAAGCAATTTTCGAAAGGAATACTTATTGGCAACATTGCAATTGTCCCAAAAAAATCCTCAGGCACTAGATATGTGTATGTGGTAGCAGACATGCTTGAAGCTAGTATTTTGTACGAGGATGTGTCACTTAAACAAAGTGCAATAATGATTGCACACCATATGGCAGAAGGCAAAACTCCTCCGCAAGATGTGATAAGTTATGACACACATTTTGCATCCAAACTATTTGAAATTCATAGTGCTAAAAGTATGATCAAGCAAGCACAAAAAGAGCATAATGATGAGATGGAAACTATCTATTTGCAAAGATTAGAAGATGCACACAGGCTCGCAGACGATTATAAGGGCAAGATACAGCAAATATTCCAAGATACCTTTGGCGTATGATAACTAAATAATGTTATGCAGAGCATAGAATTAACAAAACCCATAACTACTGAATCTTTATTAGGCGAATTTGAATCTAGATTCAATCAAACTATGGATCTTACCAAGTTTACTAAGGAAGAACTTGAAGATACTGCAAACCATATTAGAACTAAAATCCATAACATTACACAAAACACGCACTTTGGTGAAGAATTATCAGACGATGGGTATCAAAAAAATCAAATGATGTTAGACATTGTGAATCAAGCAATTAAAGAATACAAAACAGACATGGATACGCAACAAACTGTTGCTAAAGTTGAGAAAGCAAGTATACCACCAAAAGATAAAAAAGAAATCATAGGTGCACTTGTTACTAAAGAAATGAAAAAAATGCCAAAAGGCACAGGAACTATGCAAGGTGTGAAAGAAGGTGTAGAAGAACAATCAGAATTAATATTAGCGGCCAAGGACATGATGGATAAAGTCACAGGTTACTTGGAAGATCTAGCATCAATGAAAACAGAAGGCATGTTAGAACTAGCAGACAGAATCAGAGATGAAATGGGTGCAGACAAAGCAGATGCATTCTTACAAAAAATCCAGCCGGCTATTGAGCAGGCAGAAGCAACACTGACTACTACTAGACAGGAACTTGACAACGGTGTAAGAATATTGACCGGAGAAGAAGTTGCTGCTGATACCATCGGCGCAGATGACTCAATGAATATGGATGCAGACCTAGACTCACTAGATACTGACGATGAAGAATCAGATGAGTTTGGGGCCTCTGATGCTGAAGCAGGTGGAACAGAACCAGAAGGCCGAGAACAAAGAGAATCAAGAGAAGTGTTTGAAACTTCTAATAGAATCTACGGCAAACTAGCAGGGAAGTAGTCCTGTGAGATTTCAAGAATTTAATCAAGATAAGGATTTAGAATCAGCTTTGGTTAACACTTTGTTGAATATGCAAGGTGATGCTGATGAAAAAGATCAAAGCAGTGAAATAAGTTTTGATGCTGTGCAAAGCCTAATGACAAACACTGGCTATCCAGCTTTTAACTATGATGTTTTTAAAAAACTTTATGATCAAGGCAAAGCACTAAAAAATATAGTTGCAGATTTTAATCAAGAAAAAATTGTTATCAAAACAGATCAAGAGTCAGAAGACGATCCAGAAATGGATTTTGATAATCAAGGATCTACCGACAAAGTCAAGCAGATGGCCAAGTCTGCAATGAATCGCAGAAAATAAGCCATAATTATATACATGTTTTATAAAAGTAGGATTTACCAATTAAACTCTTTGCGACTTGGTTTAATCAACGAAGATAACATATTTGGTAAGCCTACTATCTTTATTGTAATGGGCTCACAAACATCTGAAGTAACCAAGTTGGCCAAGCGATATCAAGACCTCCACGCTGAAAATAAAGTAAATCTTGTCGCCATACCTTTCGATCATAACGGCACAGAGCCTGGCGACAATTATGAAATATATACATACTATGAAAACATCCTAGGCTTTAAATTTTATGTTACAGAAAAAATAAGTGCTGATCATGTTTTTTTTACAGACTTTGGTGCACCCACTAAAAATTTCACAGAATATCATTTTGATAAAAAAACAAAATTCATAGAAAAAATATAATGAGTAGAGTATTTTGCGACAAGCCTTTTGATCACAACTACATTCATACCAACGGCAAAATGCGATTATGTTGTACCACGGTCCAAGACATACCCACAGATAATCAGTATAATTTATTTGATGCAGGCAAGCATGGTATTGACGACTATTGGAACAGCAATAGAATGAAAGAAATACGCAGACACATGATTGCTGGCAAAAAAATAAGAGACTGCGAAAGATGTTATAGACAGGAAGAACAAGGTGTTGAAAGTCTAAGATCAACAAATGGCATGTCAGACTTCATTAAAGATACAAAAATAGATGGCACATATTTGAAAGCGGCCACATCCATGCAGATACAGATGGGTAATATCTGTAATTTAAAATGTAAAATGTGTAGTCAAATGTATAGTCACATGCACGGTATGGAAACTAGAGATATAGGAAAACAAGACCCTGAATGGTTGCATTGGGTAAAGGAACAAGGTGCCAATGTCAACAATTGGACTAACGAACTTGGACAAAAACAGGAGTGGTATAAGAACAAAAATTTGAAGTATAAGTTGTTCAAACACATAAGTGATAATATTGTTGATCTAAATGTTATAGGAGGTGAGCCCACACTTATTCCAGAATTCTACGAACTGTTTGAATTTTGTGAAGAACAAAATACTTTACACAAAAAAGATGTTACAATTGTGACCAATTGCACAAACACAAACAACAAACTTACACGTTGGTTGCCAAAGGTCAACAGTTGGAGAATATGGGCTAGTGTGGATGGTGTTGCCCAAAGAACCGAATACATCCGCTATCCAAGTAAATGGCCAGTGGTGCTTGAAAGTTTAAACTTTTACAAAGACATGTTGAAATATAAAAACGGTGCTATAACATTAAGTCCTGCTGTGCAATTGTTAAACATAGATCAGCTGGACGATATGATCAAATGGTGGATTGACTGGTGTGGTGGAGAATTGAATGACACATTTGGTTGGACTTGGTTGGCTGTGGTTTGGTACCCAAAAATATGCAATCCTAGTATTGCACCACGTGAATGGAGATTAGCTGTGGCCGATAAATTATCACGTTTTAAATTTGACACATACTACGATAATATTATTGCTGAACTACGAAGAGATAAACATGATTCTAATGAGTACAGACTTTTACAACAAGCTTTTATCAAATACAATGATAGACAGGATAAATTTAGGAATGTGCCATACACATGGCGTGAACTTTTACCTGATCTTGAAACAAAAATATTAGATAATTTACATGAATAAATTTCAACTGTACATTGATGCAGACATAGAAGACACTTCACTAAAGAACGAAGGTGAGTGGATGGCAAAAATTACTGATGCAGGCCACAAATATAATGTAGTAGAAATATTTTTGAAAGAAGGAGTGGCGCTAGAGGAGATAGGTTACAAAGGAAAAAAATTATTAACCATCTTACGAGAATTATGTAACGTAAATGATTGGCCTCAAACTAAGTTCCAATTTCATATAATTAATCTTGATCAAGATAAAAATGTGTGGCCTAATACTAAATTTACAGAATACCCTGTCTGTTTTTTACATGGCCAAAAATTTAAATTTGCCATACAAAAAGATATTACAAATATATTTGGCATGTTTGTTGGCCGTAGCAGTTGGGACCGTTTGATTATTGCTTCTCATTTATTTAAAAACTATCCACAACAGACGATGCAGACCTATAGGAATTATCTTGATAATCCTTCCACAATGCTTAATATAGATTTAGATAGATTATTATGGAAAATAAGCTCTGCAAAATTTGGATTTGGAAACACATTATCAAATGTTACTAATTTGATAGAACATTTACCTTTGCTAATAAATGAAGAACATGAAGGAATTACTCACATACAATGGAATAATGGTGCATGGGGCAAAGATTTAATTCAAAGCTACAATAAAATTTTTGTTGATATTGTGTGTGAAAAAACAATTACTGGTAGAACATTTTTCCCAACAGAAAAGACTGGGCGTCCATTAGCTACTAAAACACCGTTTATAATAATGTCGGCACCAAACTATCTAAAAAACCTACGTAGGCTTGGCTTCAAAACCTTTAAAAACTTTTGGAACGAAAGTTATGATTACCAAGAAGGTGTTGAAAGAGTATTATCAATACAAAAAATTATTGATAATCTAGCAAATTTAAACAACAAACAAGCATTGAGTCTATATAATGAAATGCTTCCAATATTGGAACATAATTACAACCTCTATCATGAACTTACGAATGAAAAGATGTATTCTGTTTTTCTAAAAATATAATTCTTTATTAATTGTTTGATATTGATGAATTATTTTTTTGGTATAATCAGTAACGGAATATGTCCTTGTCTATGTCTATGCCGGTAACCGCGTGTCCTTGCTCCTGCATGTACCGATATGTGTGTTTTCCAAGGAAACCATCACTGCCGGTGACGAGTATTTTTTTATTATTTGCTTTTTTCATTATATACATGTATAATTATCTATATGAAAATACCTAAAGATGTCCTTGTGAATAAAGGCATTGCTTATATACAAAAATATCCTTACGGTGAGCTTGCTCGAGTTACCAAAAATCACAAGCGTCATTACGAAACACCCGACGGACGTCAGGTACCATCAGTGACCACTGTGCTGAGTGCCACAAAGGACATGACACATCTGCATGCATGGCGTAAAAGAATTGGAGCAGAGAAAGCCCAACAGATTACAACTGAGAGTGCCAACATAGGAACTGTGATGCACAGGAGTTTAGAAAAGCATGTCAAAGGTGAGGACAGGACACCTGGATCAAATCTCATACAGCAGAAGGCCCACAAGATGGCCAACGTGATAATAGACAATGGACTCAACGATGTGAGTGAGGTGTGGGGTTCAGAAGTATCACTTTACTATCCAGAACTTTATGCAGGCACTACCGATCTTGTTGGAGTATACAAAGGAGCCCCCGCAATAATGGATTTCAAACAGGCAAGGAAATTAAAGAAGAAAGAATGGGTTGAAGATTATTACTTACAACTTGTGGCCTATGCCGAAGCTCACAACAAAATGTATTCTACAAATATTAGTACAGGACGTATTTTTATATGCACGCAAAAAAATGAGTATCAGACTTTTGAAATAGACAACTATAACGAATGGGTTGGCAAATGGTATGCTAAATTGGAACAATATTATAAGGTTACTTTATGATTAACTCAAAAGATATAATACTTGTTGATGAAAATAAAAGTGGTGTTAATAGAGATGCATTTTTTGAATATCTAAATACACGTGGATTTGAATTTGACTGGCTTCAAAATGTTCCAAATACAAAATTAATAGATGTAATTTTATATAAAAGAAAAGATCCTGCTCAACGAATAGTGTTGATAATGCATAGTGAAAATATTATAAGACTTTGTAAAGAATGCAATAAACCAGATACTGATAATTTCCTAAAAGAAAAAAATATTTTCCTTGTACATTTTGACGGAGATGACGAATGTTACAACCTTTGCAAAATGAAAAAAGAGGATCGTGAACACATAGAACGTTTAACTGTATTGAGTCTAAATGATGGATTAGCTGGAGAATTTTTAAAACAAAGATATCCAAATTTTACGTTTACAAACTTACGCAATGGACACATCAGTCATCCAATTTACCATGGTGAATTAGGAGAAAGTAAATTACCTAGAAATAAAACTTTTATAGGATTTTGGAATGCAGTAGGAGAACACAGAAAAATTAGGAAAAAAGTGTATGATAAGTTAAAAGAAAAAAACTTACTTGCCAATTCTTTAACTAAAGTACACATCAAAGATAGTGTCCAGAATAATCATGATTTGGCAGTGACTAGTAATTCATATCCAGAATCATTTTTCAAAAACACATTTCTATCATTTCAGCTACCTGATCTTAAGTCTTATGAAATGACCAATTATGAAATTGTTTGCGAAGTTGTGAATGGCGGAGATAGAGATGATACACTTTACTTTACTGAAAAAACGTTGAAGCCTATAATAATGAAACACCCGTTTGTAATGTTTGGCCCAAAAAATTATCTTAAAAACTTAAGAAGTTTTGGCTTTAAAACGTTTGGTGACTTTATTGACGAATCATATGATAGCTATGAAAATTGTGAGGATAGAATACAAAGTATAGTGGCTAATGTGGCAAAATTGAATCAGGATAACGGACGTAGCTTCTATAATGCCACTCGTGACATTTGTCAGCACAATTTGGACAATTTATATTATCTTAAAGGCAAATTAAAAAGTACATTGTGGCGAAAACTCAACACAGTGTTTGAACGCCCAGTTCTTAATAACAATACTGAATTTTTTGACTCTTTAGACAGTTAATCACTGTAATAAATATAGTATATGCCTATAGTACAGATATCTAGAATACAACACAGACGCGGTCTAAAAACTGATTTGCCACAGCTAGCGGCAGGTGAATTAGGTTGGGTAGTAGACGAACAACGGCTTTACATTGGGAATGGAACTGTAGCGGACGGTGCGCCTGCGGTGGGTAACACTGAGATTATGACATCAGGCACAGGTACATTTACTGCGGCACTATCTGTTGTATATCAAGGATATCTTGGACACTCTACTCCGATAGTAACTGGAGCATCGGGAGATATCACTAGAACACTACAGGAAAGACTAGATGACTATGTTTCTGTGAAATCCTTTGGTGCCAAAGGTGATGATTCTACAGCAGATGTTGGTGCTATACAAAGAGCTATTGATGAATTGTACAGAGACACAGATAAAGATGACACACGGGCTAGAAGAATTTTATATTTTCCTGCTGGAACATATAGAATAAACACATCATTAACTATACCACCTTTTGCACATTTAGTAGGCGATGGCCCTGATAAAACAATAATACGAAATTCAGGCAACAATGCAGTTGCGGTAACAGAGGATGACGAAGGCGGCACATTTGGAAGTATAGGAAGTAGTAGTGCAACAACTCCTAATCAAATACAGATAGAAGGAATCACATTCAAAAACACAGTAGCTTATGGCGGAGTGTCAATTGATAATGCCACTAATGTATACTTCAACAATTGTAAATTTCATGGCACATATGCTACAACAACAAATTCAGATACAAGCACATCCAAAGGTGTGACAGTAAGAGCAACGACTGCCTTACCTTGTAAAAATATTACTTTTAACCAATGCCAATTTACAGGCTTTTGTAGATTAGTCGATCTAAGTTACGATGTCCTTAACACGAAGTTTATTAATTGTGATTTTTCTATAGGATATTATGGTGCTTTAATTGGGGCAGAAATGGATGGCTCAACATCAGGACTTGTCAATGGACCAAGAGATGTCCAGTTTGTAAGTTCAAGTTGGAGTCAAATAAGTCAGCAAGCTATTTTAGTCGCGCCAGCCACAGGTGCAAATGCAGGCACTGGGCCAAGAAATATTTTATCTTCTCATAACTTTTATGCATCCACAGTAGGAAACAATCACGAAGGTGTTGGTTCAATACTAGAAGTTCCTGTTATTCAATATGATAATGACGAATGTGGATCTATACAAGACTTCTTTGAAAGATCTGATCTAAGAAGAGATGACGGAAGCTCTGAACTTAACATTGCCCCTGAGGTGCAAGGTATTGCAAGATACAGTAATAGAATCAAACAAATTACACTAGAAGACAACAAATCGGCCACCACCACTACATTGGAATTTGCAGGAGGTTCAGGCAACCTTGGCAAGTCAATTGTATTAAATTACAAAATTGAAAGAGGCTCAACTGTAAGAGTTGGTACTTTTACAATTAGTATGTCTACCAATGGAATTACACATAATGATGATTTTCTGGAGAGTAATGGAGATGCAGGAGTAACTTTGACTGCTGTTATTGGAAGAGAAGATAGTACATCATTAGATAAATCTGTAATTGTGAAATATGCTACTACAAGCACTGGTAGTGACGCCACTATGGACGTGGAATCTACTACAATTGTCTAATAAAATACATTAAAATTTGTAGTTGTAGATAAATTAATCTATAGACAAAAAACTTTTTTTATCATAATATTAGTATAAAATAAAAAAGCAAAACGACAACATTGTTATGCATATATGACCTATGGTGAAATTTGGAAATTAACTTATAAAATGAAAAACTGATAAATATGGATACACAAAAGACAAAAATCAAAACAAAAATAATAAAAGGCGTAATGACAACAACCAACTCGAGTACGATTAAAGTTCAAAAAAGAGATGGTAGGTTAGAGCCATTAGATATCAATAAAATTCATTTTGTAGTTGAGGAGGCCTGTGAAGGTTTACCTGGCGTGTCAGCATCACAAATTGAAATGAATGCTAATATTCAGTTTTATGATGGCATGACAACTAAGGACATCCAAAATGTTTTAGTAAGATCTGCAAATGATTTAATAAGTTTGGAAGCACCCAATTATCAATATGCCGCGGCAAGACTTTTATCTTACGATGTGAGGAAAGAAGCACACGGACAATATGAATACATTCCGTTAGTAAAACTTGTTTTAAGAAATATACGACTAGGAGTCTATGACAAAGGTATTATTGAAAAATATACAAAGACAGATCTTAAAAAATTTAACACTTGGATAAAAAGAGATAGAGATTTAAATTTTACGTATGCAGGCCTTAGACAGGTTGTCGACAAATATCTAGTACAAGATAGAAGTTCAGGACAAATATACGAAACTCCACAGGACATGTACATGATGATTGCGGCAACATTGTTTGCTGATTACCCAACCAAAACAAGGATGACCTATGTTAAAAAATATTATGACGCTATCAGTCAGTTTAAAATCAATATTCCTACGCCAGTTATGTCTGGTGTCAGGACTCCTATTCGCCAGTTTGCTAGTTGTGTGCTCGTTGACAGTGACGACACTCTACCTAGTATTTTCTCTAGTGATATGGCCATTGGGTTATATGTTGCTCGGCGTGCTGGCATTGGTATCAACGCAGGCCGTATCCGCGGGATTAATTCAAAAATAAGAGGAGGTGAAGTACAACACACAGGTGTTATTCCTTTCCTTAAAAAATTTGAATCTACAGTAAGATGCTGTACACAAAATGGAGTACGTGGAGGAAATGCCACTGTACACTTTCCAATATGGCATCCTGAAATTGAGGACATATTAGTATTAAAAAATAACAAAGGCACAGAAGATAACAGAGTAAGACGTATGGATTACTCAATTCAAATATCAAAATTATTTTACGAAAGATTTATGAATGAAGAAGATATTAGTCTTATATCTCCACACATGGCTCCTGGTTTATATGATGCATTCGGTACAGAAGACTTTGATGATCTATATCTAAAATATGAATCTGATAAAACCATTCCAAAAAAGAATGTACCAGCACAAGACTTATTCTTTGATTTATTAAAAGAAAGAGCAGAAACAGGACGTATCTATATAATGAATATGGACCATGCTAATTCGCACAGTAGTTTCAAAGACAAAGTATCAATGAGTAATTTATGTCAAGAAATAACATTGCCAACAACTCCAATTCAACACATTGACGATGATCAGGGCGAGATTGCTTTGTGTATTCTTTCCGCAGTGAATGTAGGAACACTTAGAGATGTCAACGAATTAGAAAATTTATGTGATTTAAGTGTCAGGGCGTTAGATCAAATAATTGACTATCAGGACTATCCAGTCAAAGCCGCTGAAGTGTCTACAAAGGCAAGACGAAGTTTAGGTATTGGATATATTGGCCTAGCACATTACTTGGCAAAAAATAATGTTAAGTATTCTGATCCAAAAGCATGGGAACTTGTTGATAGATTATCGGAAGCATTTCAATATCATTTATTAAGAGCAAGTTGTAATCTTGCAGAAGAAAAAGGTAAATGCACAGCGTTTGATAGAACAAAGTATGCAGACGGCCTACTGCCAATTGATCATTACAAAAAAGAAGTTGATGAAATTGTTACACATAAACAAAGAATGGCTTGGGAAAGTTTAAGAAAAGATATTGCCAAACACGGTCTGAGACATTCAACACTATCTGCACAAATGCCTTCTGAAAGTTCTTCCGTGGTTAGTAATGAAACAAATGGTATTGAGCCACCAAGAGCATTACTGTCGATCAAAAAATCTAAAAAAGGGCCACTGAAACAAATTGTTCCTGGCTTTCCAAAATTAAAAAATGACTACACTTTGTTATGGGACATGCCAAGTAATGAAGGTTACATCAATGTTGTTGCAATGATGCAAAAATATTTTGATCAAGCCATATCAGGCAACTGGAGTTATAACCCATTACAATACGAAAACAACGAGGTGCCTCTTTCTGCAATGGCTCAAGACATGTTGACTGCATACAAGTTAGGATGGAAAACAAGTTACTATCAAAACACATATGATTTCAAAGGCGAGGAAGAAGAAGTGCAACCAGCAGGTCTAAGTGCAGTAAAAGAAGAAGACGAAGGTGAAGATGTTATATTAGAGCCTGAAAGTCCTACTGTTGTTAACGGCGTAAATGGACATGCGAAGATAAGTACAACCGCAGACGACGAAGGTGAGTGTGAAGCCTGCACAATTTAATTACAAATTACTATGACAAAAACTGTTTTTAACCAGAACAATATCAATTTCTCCAAAGAGCCAATGTTCTTTGGTGCTGATCAAAATGTTCAAAGATATGATGTGTTCAAGCATCCACAGTTTGATAAACTTAATCAAACAATGCTTGGATACTTTTGGCGTCCAGAAGAAGTATCATTACAAAAAGATAGAGCAGATTACTTAACTTTCAGACCAGAACAAAAACACATATTCACAAGCAATTTAAAATATCAAACTTTACTTGATAGTGTGCAAGGAAGAGGCCCAAGTTTAATGTTTTTACCATATGTATCCAATCCTGAACTAGAAGGTTGTATTGTCACATGGGACTTCTTTGAAACAATACACTCAAGAAGTTATACACACATTATTAAGAATGTATATCCAGATCCTACGGAAGTGTTTGATACAATATTAAACGACAAAGAGATTATTAAAAGAGCACAGTCGGTCACAAAGAACTATGACAAGTTTGGCAAAATGGCACTTGATTATACTGCTGGTAAAAAAGTAGACATAATAGAACTTAAACGGCAATTATACCTTGCAATGATGACTGTAAATTTACTAGAAGGCCTAAGATTCTACATTTCATTTGCTTGCACTTTTGCATTTGGTGAACTTAAACTTATGGAAGGGTCAGCAAAAATACTTTCACTAATTGCTAGAGATGAAGCCACACACCTAAACTTATCAACACATGTGATTAAAGCATGGCAAAAAGGGGATGATCCTGAAATGACAAAAGCTATGAAAGGCACGGACAAACAAGTTATTCAAATGTTCAAAGACTGTGTTGATGAAGAAAAAGCATGGGCTAAACATCTATTCAAAGATGGATCAATTATAGGACTTAATGAAAGATTATTAGGATCATATGTAGAATGGACAGCTAATAAAAGATTAAAAGCTTTGGGCTTTGATCCTCTATATGATATTCCAGCGTCACAAAATCCTTTACCTTGGACACAACATTGGTTATCGTCTAAAGGTATGCAAGTAGCACCACAAGAAACCGAAGTTGAATCGTATATTGTTGGCGGAATAAAGCAAGACGTCAAAAAAGGCCAATTCGCTAAATTTAAATTATAAAACACTATTTTTACCTCAATAAATAGTAACATGTCAGGCAGAACATCATCAGTAACACTAGGAGCAGTCACACGTAGGGGTGACAAAGAGATTCCACACTGCACAGGAATGGTGCGTGAAGGTGCTTCTCCTAATGTATTTGCTAATAATAAGCCTATTTCTTGCCATGGTCATCATAACACAAAACATTTGTTTCCGCCAAAAGTATGTGCCGGTAAGTGTTGTGAACATAGTAGAGGACTCATCGCTTCACAATTTAGTGTAATGGCCAATAGAAGACCTATAGGTAGAAGATTTGATAGAACATGCACTATGGTTATAGAAGGATCACCAAATGTGTTTATTGGTGCGGCGAGAATTTCTGGAGCGGCAATGAAAAGCCGTACACGCGAAATATTAAAAAGGTTCCGTAATCAAAAGACTCTAGATCAACTTGATAAAAACAATGCTACTATTGATACATTCTATGGAGAAATACCTGGAGTCACAATTCCTTCAGACTTGAATTTTGAAAATGTTGATGAAGAAGCTGGTAGAATAAAATCTAGTGGCGGCAGAGGTAACATTACCGCTACATATGGTGATGACAAGTACGGATTACTATAATGGCAAATAAAAATTTGTTATCACTTGCCGAAAGTGATCCTAACTTTTCAAATCAAGCTTTAGAAAATGCAATAAACAATTTAAAAATTGGCTGGGTTACCAAAAGTATTACATTAGATGATACAATCACAAGTAATGCTGTGTTAACAAATTCACAAAAAACAGATCTTAAAGCCACTATCAACAACCATGCTCATATAAATTTAGGAAGACAACTGAATGACATGTTAAAACACACTAACACTGTGCTTGACGGATCTATAATTCCTGCTACAAGTATCGCAGAACAAAGGACTTTCCTAGATTTGTTGCAAAATGTTCAAAGTGTACAAGGTTTGGTCATTGACCTATTTGGTGTTGATGCAACTGATAAAAATAGAGGAGTAAATGATCATTTCGGTACACTTAATAATTTATTTCTTGAGACTGAAGACAGCAGTAAACCTGTGTTTACCCAATTACAGGAGGTTATTGATTTTATTACTAGGGCAAATTTGGCAGCCGATACTGCGTATCAAAATTCACTCACAGACTTAACAAACTTTATTAATAGCACAGTAGCAGATTCTACAGATTTTCAACAAACACTTGATGCTTTTGCTACATCCGCAGCCTCCGCAGCCACAAGTTTCAACAACGCATTAGGCAGTGAGCCATATTTGACAGAAAGAACTAAACTTATAAGTGACACAAATAAAATAAACACACAGGTAACTTTAGAAATAAACAATCTTAAATCCATTGAATCTTATGCTACAGACTTAACAAACAACATAGCATTCACAAGTTTAGCGGAGGATACAAATCTACGTAATTTAATAGCAAGAGTGGCCCAAAATCCTAACTGGGTTAAATATTTTTCTGAATATGAAGACAGCGAGACTGCACTAAATCCTATTTTTGATACCGATACAGATTCAGATAAAAGTTCAGTAATAGAGCAGGCTTTAATTACAAAAGGACTGCCTGATGTACTAGACCATACAGATATTTTAGCAGTAGCAAAGAAGGCAAAATTAGACGACAGAATAAACACCGCTGGTTTTGAATTATTGACAACAGAGCAGGTTATAGAAAAATCTTGCCAGCAACTTGGAATAAGTCTTTTTGGAGATGTTTTCAACAGAAGCAAAAGATTGCTGAACAATCTAAATCAGAGAGATAGGGATCTTATCCTTGCTGACCTTAATGCCAACGAAGACAGTAACACTTTAAGTTAATTTTTGTAGTTACGTTTTTTACTACCGCCCATATAATGCTTGCTTGGTTCATAGTCCCATTTTTTTCCATGGTGGCCACGTATATCAGCGTACATCATTCTAAGTTTCACTAACATTTTTACTAACGGGTTGTGGTTCACTTTCATTTATCTTCCAAGTTTCTTCTTTCTACCTAATGGTAATTTTTGTGTTTTGACAAATTCTTCGCCTGCCTTTGTCGTCCACTCAATAGTTACCATTTTTGCTTTAGAAGACCCTTGAAATGACTTAACAGCTTTTTTATAGGAAAGTGCTTCAACTTCCTTTATTTCTGTTCCATCATTTATTTTAAAAGTTCTCATCTTGGGCATATATCTAATTTAGCATAAACTTGACAAAAGGTCAATCTTATGCTTAAATATCCTTGTGTACGTTGAAACATTTAGAATAAACGTTACGGACGTCGGGGCAGTACCGACCACCTCCACCATACTAGGATTGGTGGCTTATGTAATCTCTTTCGGGGGTGAACTAGGATCGACGGATGTGTAAAAAGATGTGGAGTACGCCCAGTTGGTTCGAGGTAACGGCCAGTTTTAAATGCAAACACAAAAGCATTAGGATTTGCTGACTTAACAGTTGGTATGTCTGAACTGAGATTAGCGGCCTAGTCCAATAATTTCGGGG